AAACTCTGATGCTCAGTGAGATAGCCTGAATCGTTTTCAAACGCAGATACCTTAGTAGGTATTGTAGGAATCTCACTCTTTTTTGCATATTCAGTTAAACTTTGGTGTTCCGTGAGAAATCCCGAATCATTTTCAAGCTGAGAGACTTTTTTTGGTATGCTTGTAATTGCCTTTTTAACGTTTGCAATCAGGGAGTCTAAACGTGTTTTAATATCATCCGTCATACAACTGCCTCCTGTTTAAAAATATTTTCAAGCCCGCTTAACAGATAGGTTAACTCTTCCGCATCTCCGACAACCGCCGATCCGGCGACGCCTAAAATGGTAACGCCATCGACAATGTTTTCCGGCTTGATGTTACTGTCTATTGCCGCTGTGACGGCTTTAACGGTGAGCTCGCCGATACAGTTAAATTGATCACCCGTTGTAATCTGATTGGTGTCAAGATACGTGTATGTTTTGGCTTCGAGTGCGGGCTCGACAGCAAAGTTTGTTGGTACTAACCGCGTGCTCCGGACATTTACGTAGATCTGCGTCCAGTATTCAGCTTCGACGTCGGGGTCTACATTGATTTCCGTACCATAAAAGCCATTCGACGAAATTTCAATACTGCGAGGGCTTAGACCCTTTATATTGACCTGAGATATGGCATTTTTACCGTCGGGAGGACCTATTGCAACGTCGTTTGCATAAGTCTTGTCAACAGTCACTTCCCCGGCATTGAGCAATTTCGCGGCGGCGATCCGCTTAACAATATCGCTGATTGTGACACCTGTCAGATCCTCCCCAAACAGCTTTGACGCCGCCTCCACAAGCTCGGTAAAAATGTTTTTACCGAAGTCAAGCGTCGGAAACAGCGTAAACTTAAGCGGGAATGATTCCCATTTGACCTTGTCATCTTTTAGGAATTGGACGGCGAGGGTGAGCTCGGTGTCTGTTGTCAGATCAGGGCCGATAACAAGCTCGGTGCCGGTGATGTCAACAAGGTAACTTCCAAACTTGTTGTTAAGGACAGCTCGCATTGTGTAATTTTCGATGTTGTCACCGTTGATATCTGACGGTTTGACAAATTCCAGGATAGTGGAGTTTTTCTCGCCCACGACACCGATGACATTGCTGCGCAAGGTGTTACGCTGAGTTTTTTCAACAAGTTCGTGCGTAGGTTTAATTATTATTGTCTTTTTCATCTGCCTGACCCTCCGTCGGCTGAGCTTTTTCGGCCTGTTCGTCTGCAAGCTCGGTGAGAGCCTCCAGCTTGCCGACAAGTTTGTTGTGCTCGGCGATCATTTGATCCTGCATATCTGCAAGCTGCTGGAGCTTTGCTTTTGTGGCATTGATCTGCGCATTGACAGAGTCAATTCGTTCTGTAAGTGTCATTTTTAATCCTCCTTGTTTAAGCTGACATATTATATCCCAGCGCTTTAATTATAGACTTAAGCGACCACCAGGTTTTGGCACTACCTGTTGTAGAGTCTGTTTCTCCGATCAAATAAATGTCGCTTACTGCCACCGGACCATTTAAAAATTCATAGCCCAGATTCGATACTCTAAAAACTCTTGTCGCTAACGAGTTTGAGGCTGCCCGAGAAAATGCGACATCAAGATCGCCGTAGCTTTCCCAAGTTAAGTTCCGGTTTCCGTTTGCATCTGTGTTGTGTACAGCATTATACATTTTTTGATAAATATCAACTCTCGCTGTAACCTCTCCCGACGGATTGTCCGGTCGTAGCTCGAACGCCATAGTCGGCGAAGCCGAACGTGATCCTATGCCAATTTTTAAATATGCCGAAAAATCATATGCTGTTGTCGCAAAACGAGTTCGTCGACAGTGAGTTATCGCAGCGAAAAGGTTTCTTTCATTGGCGTTTGTTTTCACTGTACCATCCAAGACGTACAGATCGGTTATTTTACTGTCGCCGCCGTTGGGATCGGTTCCCTCGATAGCAATGTGATTTCCCGCAGTCTGTCCGATACGACCGGAGTATTTATTGCCATAATACAAATCAAGATGTCCTGCCTCAAAAACCGTCCTGGTGCTTGACGTTGCGCCGGAAATAATTTGACTGTCATCGAGATTAATCAAAAGATCACCGGTCTCCGATGTAATTGTTCCGGCTTTGATAAGGCTTGCGGAAATACTGCGTGCTGTGACGTTATTAATTATTAACTTGCCGTCATCGCCGAGATAAGCTGATGTATACGGTCCTTTATAACCGTTAGGGGAGTAGGCGAGACCTGCTGAATTAAAACGGTACAGCTTTTTTGCGGTCTCGAGCTTATCCGAGTCGCAGAGAATAAACAATTCCTGTGGATTTTTCGACGGATTCAAGACAACGTGACCGCCGGATGCACCGGTGATTTTCTTTGTTGCGTCGTCAAGATCGTCCTGAAATTTCTGCTCGAGCGCCGAAGTGTCGGGCATCTGAGAGGCTTTTTTTAATGCTTCATCGGCTGTTCGCTGGGTTTGCTTTATAACGTCTGCAAAGTTTGAACTGGGTGTGCCGAGCTCGAGCGAGACGTATTTTTCTCCGATTGCGTCGTAGACGGTTTTAACAACTTTCATCGTGACAGAAACGTCCATCAGAGTGTTGATGACTTTGACTGTGTCGCAGAGCGAGACAGTTTCGAGCACAGTTACATACCCGGAATGTGCGGATTTTGACAGATCAATCATCGAAACGGTCATAGATCCATCAACAGCGTTAATATCGTTGTTCTTGAGGTATTCGAGGACGTGAGCGCGAAGAGTTGTTTCATTTTTCTCTTCTCCGTCATCAAAATAGCTTGTGAAATCCATTGTCAGGATTCTTTCGTCGATTCCGCTGTGATTGTCGACGTGTATTGTTCCCTCGGTCAGGGTTGTTGTCTTGTCGTTGTCGGTAAAATACGGAAAAATACCGGTGTAAGAATTTTCAACCGAAAGTGTGAGCTTCATATCCGTCATATTTTTGCCGTATCTGATGGATACGCCTTTATTGACGCCGCGAGATTTATGGAGCTTAACTTTGAAATTATCAAACTCATATTCGCCGCCGAAGCAGTCGAGCACAGATCCTCTTATTCCACCAAGAGCCGCACGAGCCGAGCACAATTCGGCGCCGAATTGTGCGACTGTTGTAATGTTACAGAAATCTGCGGAAAATTTATGCGGACCGTTTATGTTTTCGTTCGCCGCAGACAAGACCCTGTCAATAGCTGCGAGGGCGGTTGTCTTTGACGGGGCGAGTGTTTTAATCGGATAGTGTGACAACTTATATGAGATGTGCTCTCCGTTGACGGTGACTGTACCGAGAATCGGTTTAGACACCGAATAGATCCGGAATAACTGGAATTTACCTTTGATGTTAGGTTTTGCTTTGATGTACTTTTCAACGGCGATGTCCTTAAAGTATTTTCCAGAGACCGGGTACTCTAACACAAGTTCATAAATGCCGTTTCTTGCTTCCGTGACCTCACATTTTATTGCATCTTTCAAAAAGGCGACCCGTGTATCCGGGTCGGATAAAAGAATCGGTGTCATAGAGTCCTCCAATTCGGATAGACTTTTGCACTCTTCGCATTCAGAACGCAAATATTGTTTTCTCCGGGAGTTAGCTCAGGCCAGTCGTCCGAGTTATATCCTGAATTAAGGTTGTGAGACACCGAATAGCACGACTCAGAACGGCTGTCAATATTTACTCCTGTGAAGGCGGTCGGCATCTTAAAGCTGTATGATTTTGAGTTGATCATTATTGTTAGAAGAGTCCCGGCAGATGCGGTTATATAAAACCTTGGGAGCGCAGGATAATCATATGGATTATTAAGTGTTGTCATAGCGGAGCTGCTCGCAGAGACCGATCTTGCGATTCTTCCGCTGATGTCATATTTGTACGGCTCACAATCAAAAGTCAAATTTGCGTGTCCTACGTTAAGCAGATCCTCTTCGAAAGATGTTTCGTTGAGGACTGCGGCAAATCTGTAAAAGACAGGGTCGTAGCTGTCTGTTAACTCTTGATATCCGATCTGAGCGAGCATTTTTTTAATATTAGCAAAATTGCCGTCAATGTCGGAACAGCCGACCTTATATGTGCGTGTCACGTTTAAAAAGCACCCGTTATCTTGGATAACGTCCCCGGAGCGTCCGGGGACGTGTGTTTTTGTTGTGTCTCTTTGAGGGATTGCCGGTGCCGGACGCTTTTCTATGTACAATTTGCAGTCCTCGTGGGAATCAAATCCGCCGAAAATAAATCTGTTCATTACGCAAACGCCTCCAATTTTCTCTTGACATTGTTGTAAATTTGTCTGCTCAATTCCTCAGCAGTGTTTTCAAGTTCCGAGTTTGTTCCCGGAGCTCCACTTACGGAAATATTGATATTAAAGTTAAAAACCTTGCCTGATGTTGAGGGTGCAGATATACCAAGCGCCGAGCCGAACGAGTCAAGGCTTTTCCTTGCGGCTGCTTTTATGCTGATGCCTACATTGCCGTCAGTGTCCGTCGGCAAAAGATCGCCGAATTTTTTACGCACCGTTTGCATTGAGCGGGTCAAGCCCTGTATAAATCCTTTTCCGCTGAATACGCCGATCTCGTCAAAAACCGTAGACGGAGAGTGTATTCCGAGCTTGTCTCGCAAGGTATTTACAACGGAGCTTCCGAGATTTTTGACGGAATCGACCGCAAGATGCAGCGAATTTTTTAATCCACGGATTAAGCCGAGGATAAGATTTTTACCGATATCGGCAAAAACAGTCGACGGTGAGTGGATTCCGAAAAAAGCCTTGAAATTGTCAAGCATTGTTTTGCCGAGCTGCTTGATTGTAGACCATACAAGAGCTCGGTTGTCCCATAAGCCTTTAATCAAGCCCTTGATAAGCTGGAATCCCGCCTCAACAAGCTGAGGCATCATCTGCAACAGTCCGTTTGCGATTTCGAGAGTTATACGGATTGCGGCATTGATAATTTTTTGGAGCTGCTCAGGATTTTTGAGCATTCCGACGATCGAGTCCACAAGATAGAGAGTGGCATCAATTATTGATGTTATTGTGTCATCCTCAGTAAGGGCATTGGCAAGGGTTGAAACAATCGTGACTGCCGCCTGAATAAGAGGCTTAAGGTTTTGCGTTATAGCGTTGACAAGCTGATTGATCAGCTCGGTTGCTACCGGGATGAGCTGTGGCAGCAGTGTAGAGACCGTCTCGGAAATAGCAGGACCAACATTTTTAACGATCGTAATGATCCTCGGAATGATGTTTTTGCCGGCGGTAATAACGCTATCGGTGAAGTTGCCGACAAGCTGATGGATGTTTGCTTTTTCGTCCGCAAGACCTGTGATGAGATTTTTAAAGGTGGATTTTACCGCCTTTATAGAGCCTTGAATCGTTGTCGACGCTTCCTTGGCGGTTGTACCCGTAATGCCGAGGTTCGTCTGGATAACGTGGATAGCTTGATATACGTCGTTAAGGCTTGAAATATCATATTTCTGCCCGGAAATTTTTGAGGCGTCGGAAAGCAGACGCTCCATCTCTTTCTGTGTGCCGCCGTAACCGAGCTTGAGATTGTCAAGCATTGTGTAGTTTTGCTTTGCAAAGCCTTGATAGGCGTTTTGGATAGATGCCATATCGGTGCCCATTTTATTGGCATTGTCAGACATATCCGTTATTGCCATATCCGCAACTTTGGCCGCTTTCGCTGTATCACCGTTGAGGCTTTGGAGCAAGCTCGCCGAAAAGCTTGTTACTGTTTCCATGTACTCATTCGCCGTCAAGCCGGCTGTCTTGTATGCGTTATTCGCATATTTAACAACCTCATTCGATGAGCTTTTAAAGAGCGTCTCGACGCCACCAACAAGCTGCTCGTAATCACCGAAGCCTTCGATTGACGCCTTAACAGCTTTTGCGACGCCTTTGCCAACAGCAACAGCAGTGGTACCGAGTGCTGCCATGCTGGCAACTGTAGCTTTAAACGTGATTTTCGCAAGCTTACCGGCAGCGGAAACGATATTTCCAAGCCCTTTAACGACAGGCGGCATGTTATCTTTCATTTCTGAAATTTTCGCTTTAATGTCTTTGAATACGGTTTTGACTTTCCTTAGTCCTTTGGTCTGCTTTTCGACGTCACCAAGACGGTCATTCATTTTAGCAAGCTCGGCTTCCGCATCGTTGAGAGATGTTTTCCACTTTTTGACTTCTTTGGAGTTTTCGCCGTATTTTTGGGTAGCGCTTTCGACGGCGCCTCGTAGTGTTCTGACTTTAACTGTCTGCTGTTCGATTTGCTCTTTAAGCTGCTTTTTTTGAGTGGTCAGAGATTTAAGGCTTTTAGCGTTATCGCCAAATTCCGCAGAGCTTTTTCTCATTTCTGATCGCAAAACTTTCATTGAATCGTTGATATTGGAAATCGCTTTCCGATATTCCTTTTCGCCGCCGAGCTTGATTGTCGCACCTATTGTTTTAGTTTTTGCCGTTGTTTTCACCTCCCGAATTGTGATCTATATACTCGCTGTATAGTGCTAAAATTTGTTCGGGCGTCATATGCCACGTTTCTGACGCAGAAAAACCGAGTACGCATTTTCCGATAAAAAATAATCTTGTAATGCTTACTCGGTTTTTGCGTTTTTTATCGGTTCGCCAAACTCCTCGATCATTTCGTCGGTAACAACTGTTTCGTTTCCGTCGTCGTCAAGCTCGGGAGTTTCTTCGACACTTCCACTATCTATGACCTTGTTGACAACCTCTTCGTAATAGCTCAGATTGCTGCGACCGATGAGTAGATCAAAATACTCAAGAGGGATGAGTTTATCGTGAGTGCCGTTAAGGAGATTGTCACGTGCGATAGCATCGTTAACCAGCCACGCAATTATCTTCTGGACGGAATCAAATTCATCCGTATTTTCGTCAAGATTTTGGATTTTTCTAAGCACTGACAAAGAGGCTTCGACCTCGTAGACCTTTCCGTTAAATTCGAGTTTTGTGGTCTGGAGCTCTGACTCAATAATATGTGCGTTCATCGTTTAGCCTCCCTGATTCTCAGCGTTAATTGTTGTATCACCGTCAGCCGACGATGTGGCGATCAAAGTGCTTTCCGCTCTTGTGACAAGTTTGTTAAGGATTTCCTTAGCTTTTTCAAGAGTTTTAATGTTAAACACTCTTGTCCTCCAACAGCCGTCCTCATCCTTATAGGCTTTACCGGTGATGGACGGTGTGTTAAATGTGATTGTTTCGCCTTTTGTTGTAACCTTTTCCTCAGGCTGTTCAAACTTGACCCTGTGGAGCATACAAGCAACAAATGTTGTGACATTGTTTTTTGAGATAGCATAAATGTGGCCGTGCGCACCGAAATTGGCGGGTGTGTCGCCCTTTTCGGTGATCATTTTGGCGTCCTCAAGATCTTTGACGCTTTTGGACGTATGGCCAAACATATCGGTAAAAGCGTCAAGACCCATCTCATCTACACCGAGCGTTATGTCGGCGGAATCGAACTCTTTGATCTGTTCCGCAATGTCGTCATCCGCATAAAGTGAAGCCTCTTTGTAATTAGGCTTTATGGTGATATCTATCAGCTTGCCGATTTGCTTGGGAGTATCGCTGACGTTCTTCGAGTCCGTAAACTCGTTTGACTTGCATTTTGCAAATAAAGGACTGCAACCTTTATAACTTGCCATTTTTCAAACCTCCGTTTCAAAATTTTCGCCGAGGATCGAAACCTCGGCGATATAATGTGTGTAATTTGTTTCTGTTTCAAACTGCTCGTTGACTTCTCCGACGGAAAAGTCGCCGGCTCTGAGCAGCCTTAATAATTCTTTTTTCTTCCGTGACTGTGCACTTTTAACAAATAAATGTACGTTGCATTGATATACAGTGATTTGAGGCTCATTGTCCGCCGAAATCTCTGTACTTTCGACGATGCCCTCATAAATGCCGTAATCCTCACCGTTACCTTGGTAATAGCCCGGGTAAAACGTTATATTTAATTCTGAGAGCGTCTCGTCCAGTTTTTGAATGAGCGTCATAATTTGACCTCCTTGTTGTAAACCTCCGTCATTTTGTCGAGTACGGCGCTTTCGGTGCTTTTAACGACCTTTTCAATAACCGGTGTAGGCTTTTGACCGTGAGAATTACCAAACTCAAGCGAGGCGAGCTTTTCCATATTGCGGACAGGCTTTTTACGGACGTAGGTTTTACCGCTTTCGGCAATCATTGTCGTACTCTTACCGGTCGGACGGACTATAACGACATTATCGCCGTTTTTATTCCGCTTTGGCTTTGTGGGCTTTACGGAGTTAACAAGCTCGGATGTTTGCTTGTGTAACTTCAATTCACTTTTCATCGACTCAACAACAATCGGACTCGCTTCTTTCAGCATTTTTGCCGAGATCTTCTCGGTGTCCGAGAGCTTATCTAATCCCTTAAAAATGCTATCGTCAAAATCAAGCTGAAAATCCGCCATTTAAGCACCTCATATCCGAGCAAGTGAGCTCGACTGTATCTCCGTCCAGGTTGTACGACTCTTTGATTTCAAAGCATTTGCTTTCAAATCTTAAGAATTGCTCGCCCCGATACTCGGATTTCTGAATCCTTACTGTGAGCGTTGCGTTGTAGCCTCGACGATATGCAGAGTCTTTTTGCTGACGTTTAACAGATGATACATCCGCAAAAACCTCTGATTCGGAAATAATGCTGAGGGTCGGATAACCCTCAGCATCTTTTACGGTTTTTCCACAAATGAGCGTAATAACATCATTCATCTGGATCACTGTCAGCCCTCCTATAACCCTTGGAGGACATTAACGTTGATTTGACGGAGTTGTACCGCTGCTCGTAGAGTTTAGCCTCCTCAATGTCGTGGGTGTATCTTGATCTGCACCACAATTTAACTGCATTAACTATGTTGCGATCAAGTACACAATCGTCATCAACACAAACGCCGCATAAGGATAAGTCAGCAACACAAGAGTCAATGTTATCGGATATATCCTCATCAAGCTCGGCGTGCCTTATTCTCAGGTCCGTTTTGATTTTTTGGATAATAGTAGGGCTTGCCATCGTAAGCCTCCGATCAGGCCGTTGCCGGGATTGTCAGGGCAACAAAGCCGTTCTTTGCAACGACATCGGCGCCGAGGCTGACAGATCCGAGAATTGTATCCATAAGCGATGTAAACGCAAACTCCTCAGAAACCTTAACCTGGTAGTCGGTAAAGAGATCAAGCTCAAGGCACTGCGGATTTCCGTAGAACATTGTCGGAATAGCCGCTGAACCCTGTGCGGTATCAACGCAAGCTGCAAGCTCGGAGCAAATGCAATATTTGACCGACAGACCGCCGTCTTTGATGATGCCGATATTCGGGTTCGATCCGTCAGGTACGATCTCATAGACCTTTTTCTTGTCCTGTGTGCCTCTGATTTTGCCGATGGCGCGAAGATCCTTTTTGTTGAGGAAAAGCACTGCCTCGCCGACAACGCTTTCATCTCCGCCGTATTCGAGAAGAAAGTCGGTAAGGGTGTTTTCATCAAGGATGCCCTTTTTCGCAGAAGAAACAGAGGCGGTGACGGCTTTGTTGAGGGCTGATGCCTTGAGCTTGGAGATAACAAGTTTAACAGCCGCCTTGCGGAGCGAAATAAGAGCCTGCTCCTGAACCTTAGCCTCATACTGGAGCGGCGTCTGGTTCTTTGCCTGCTCCGAAATCTGAGCATATGTAGCGAGCGTTTTCGGCGTGATCTCAACGTAGCCGAACGTTGTTTCTTTGGCAGTCGCAGCTGAGCCCTCGGTCTGTTCTGCCGCTGCATTGGCGTCTGTGTCGATGTAAGCAACTTTGTTTGATCCCATACCGCCGCAATCAACAATCTTTACAAGATCAATGATTGAGCTGTGCTTTGCGCCGATGGTATCATTGATTCCGCTGACTGCCGTAGGCGTTGCCAACTTACCGGAGCTCACAAGAGCCGCCCTGAGCTGAGTTGTGGCAATGCTTGTCCTTTTTGTCGATGCAAACTTTTTCGCCCTCTCCTCAAAACTCTCAGCGTCAATGTTACTGCCAACGTCGACAGATGTACCGATGGAGCCATCAGCGATTTTTTGACGGAGCTGCTGATAATTCTGGATGTTTTCAAGGATTTTATTCCTTTCGGCTAAAAGCTGGTCAGCTTCTGTGTTGAGAGCGTCGATGTTCTCAACGTTCTCGTCGGAATCAACTATACCCTTGATCTCGGCGAGTCTTTCTTCAATTTCTTTGAGTCTTTTGTTCTTCATAAAGATCCTCCAATTTTTAATTTGATTTCAAGTTTTTTTCGTTTATTCTCAAGCTCTGCATCTCTCCGTGCTCTCAGATTGATCACTCCGTCAGCCCAAGAACGAGCATTGATTTCAGTATCGTTGTTCGCCGGAATGCTCACGGCGGACACATCATATATTTTCTTAACGGTCCGGTGCGTAAATGTCCTTGTTTTTGGATCGTAGTCATAATCACCAATCGCAAATCTCCACGACATTTTGGTTATCATTTCCGCACAAATCTCATCATAGAGAGTTCGGGCAGCTTCGGTTTTTCCGAGATCTGCGGCAAAAAACAAACCTTCGTCTCTCGGCTCAACAATAAGAGTCTTATTGCTTATCCTTGCAAGGACTTTCCCTTCGTGATCATAAAGATATATAACGTCCGTTATATCGCAATTTGCAAAACAACTCCTGTCAAATTGCTCGTAATAATCATTTTCGCCGTCATTAAAGAGGACATAAGGCTCATAGCGTGCCGCATAGCCCTCTATGTAGTAGTTGGTGTCAATGAGCTTCTGACCGGAACCGGCGCCGAATATCGGCATATACCTTGTTTGACAATTATTTTTAAATTTTGTTTTATGATTCGGGGTCATTGTTTATCTCTCCTTTTTTGTTGTTATCCGTTGTAACCGTATCAGCCGGGAGGGCACCAAGCTCGACATAATCACGGCGAATGTAAAATTTGTCGCCGTTTTCGACGTGCGGCAGATTCAGAATATCCATTCCCATATTGGTGCTGAGCAAGCCACGATCAAACAGCGTCTGGATCATTGCTGACTTTTCGGCATTTGTCATATACTGGAGGCGATTGGAGCTCCACATAATCGCATTACTGCGAGAAATCTGCAAATTGCTGTATGTCATTGCCGTCATTGCTTGGCTGAGCTGGATTGCAAAAGGCTCAATTTTTCCCTCGTAGTATGCCGACCACTGATCGCCGACAGCCTTGTTTTGCAAAATTTCATCGTTTGTGCCGAAATAAGTGTACACACGATCTTGTATAACCTTCATCTGCTGGGTATCAACGACTCTCGGCTGGCTGTCGACTTGCTTGATGTTGGTATACGTGTTCGGAAAAAGCAGCATTCCGCCGGAACTGCCGGAAAAATTTTCCTTTGAAAATTTTTCACGCTCCGTTTTTAAGTCTTTGGAATTTAGATAATTAGCATACTGGGCGGTGAAGCGGAACCTTGAATTGTTCTTGATTCCCTCCCGAATGCCTTGATTTTGCATATCGAGTAGCTTCATCGTCGGGTCAAGAACTGAGTTGCTTTCTCCCCTTAAGTCCGAACGATAGAGAAACTTGTTGATAATTCCGACTTGAGGTAGCTCAACCGCCGCTTTTTGACCGTTGCTAAAAGTAAACTTAACCCACAGTTCCGGACTGCCGGCAACATTGACAAACTCAACAAACCTCGGATTTACCGGATAATATCCGGATATTTCGTCGAGCTCGTTAAGAATCGGGACAATGAAACAGGTGTTTTGCGTCTCGTAAATCGTCGCTACCTTATACAAAAACTGCGCCGACGTCATCCACGGGTTAGGCTTATTGTTGAGCAGAGTTTTTATTCTTCCAAGATCCGCGCCCGTAACATCCGGCGACAGCTTTGAGACGTGATTTGCAAATGTATGGATGCAAGCTCGAGTTAACTCCATTTCGTAGACACCGCCGTCATAGGTCGTGTAGACGGGTGTATATCCGTCAAGCATTTTAAAATATCCATTTACATTTGCTTTTTGATTTTTTGTTTTAAATATTTTTTCAAATAATCCCATTTGGAAACTCCTTTATGCCGCATTTTTGAGCTGTTCTCCAATGACTTCAAACCACTTTTGCCGGACAGTTAATGTGTCAAGTAAAGCAGCACAGCCGTCAATGTGACAGCGCTGTTCAATTTTAATAATGCGAACTCTGCGGCTTTCCGAATTTACTTTTAGAGCTGTGTTTAACAGATGCGCTTTAAGCAGGTTATTATCACCGATTCGCAGTTTACCGTCACGCATCAAGCCCTCAGCTTCATAGATAACCGGTGTAAGATTTTCGCCTTGATAGACGTCGTCCATGTGGAAGCCGTAAGCCTTCATCTGCTGGATGAGGTACTGCGCAGAATAGCGGTCGTAACCTATCTGCAGCGGGTAAACGTGGTATTCTTCGACAAGTCTTACAAACCAATTAAAACAATCGTTATAATCGACGTAATTATCGCCTGAGAGCTTGATTAACCCCTGCTTTTCATAGATTCTATACGGAACACCTTCGCGCTCTTGAAGCTCATCAATCTTGTTTCTCGGCATAAAAAATTGTGCAAAAACATACAGTCTACCGTCTTTTTCAATGATGATGCAGCAAGCCGTTAAGTCTGTTGTTTGAGAAAGGTCGATTCCGCCGACGCAATAACATTCTCTGAAGTCGTTCAGATCCAGCTTTTCACCCGTCAAAGCGTCGACAACCTCATAAGGCAGCCACGCAACGGAGCTGTTTTGCTTAACGTTGCAGTATTTTGTTAAAAACTCCGTCTTTTTACTGAGAGATTGCTCGGCGACGGCTATTTCTTCGCGGTAAAAATCCTCCGTGACACTGACTCCAAGGTTTGGATTGCTTTTCTTCAACTCTTCAAGATCATTCCACTTTTCAACATCGTCGATAATGTAGAGCAGGGGAAGGAGTCTCTTTTCGTTGCTGTTTCCGAGAAGAAATGCGGTTGAACGCTTCATCAGCTCGTCATATATACTGTCATTAACATATCCGGCAGTTGAAATAGAGAGAATCATCGGTTGTGTTCTGCTTCCGAGGGCGGATTTCATTACTTCGTATTGCCTTAACCCGGCGTCGCCTTGCCAGGCCGCAAGCTCGTCACAGACAACGAGCTGAGGGTTAAAACCGTCGCTTTTTTTAGCGTTAAAGGCAATCGGTTTTATTACCGTGTTGCTTTCGGAAATGTAAATGTCGCTTCGTCGCTTTTTTGCAAGCTCGGCGAGCTCCGGCTCAAGCTGGATCATCTGATAAAAGCCGTCATAAACGAGATTGGCTTGTTCGAGCTTCGGCGCAAGGCAATAGATTTCCTGTCCGTATTCGTCCTCAATATACGCCATATAGCTGATTATTGCCGAGGCAAAAAGCGATTTACCGTTTTTTCTTGCAATGACAATAAACACCTCACGAAAGATGCGTGTGCCGTTTTCGTCAACAATGCCGAACATTGTACTGACGGCCGCTTTCTGCCACAATTCAAGCGTGATAAGGTCGTTTCTGCCTTTGCTGTGATGGCAGAAATTTTCAATATATTCAATAGCTTTTTCGGCTTTCTTTGCATCAAAAAAGTATTCTTTTGACTCAATTTTTTGACAAATTAACGAGTAAATCTTCTTGATCCACTTACCAACTCGCACTTTGCGGGATAAGATCGCCTCGTTATATTCGGTGATATAGTTGCTTATCATTTTTCCTTTTTCAGCTTCTCAAGTTTTGAGTTTTTGCGCTTCGACGGAGGAACAAGCTCGGTGAGCTGTTTGATAATCACAGCGTAATTTTTTGACATGTTGAGATAGATTTCAACCTCGGGGCTTTTCTTCGTGCCGTATTGATTTTCACCGTTTTTATACTCGGAAACGCAGCCTTCGTCATTAATTGTCGCTTGCAGCTCGTCAAGTGTCACAGACATAAATGCAGCTTTTTCAATGAGGGGATTTACAAGTCTTTTCTTGTTTTCGTCGAGATCTTTAAAAATTTTCTTGATTTTTTTCTGTTCTTTTTGGATTTTCTCTAACTTCGTTTCTTCTGTTTCTTTTTCGCTCAAATAATCACCTCATAACTACACCACCACACCCCCTCTACACCACGCATACGCGACCCGCAGGGTAAAATTAAAGAGGGGCGTTCGGTCAAATCGCCTTGCTGTAATTTTACTTTTAGGGGGGAGGTTTAATAATTTCCTCGCTTAACGACTGTTCCATCAGGCAAGTAACAAGCTCGGCCTGTGTCATTATTGATTTTTTTCGGATCGACTTCCTTATTATGACAGAGCTGACACTCATACCGGAGAAGCTCAGGATTGAGCGCTATATCCGGATCGTTGCAGTTAACGTCGTTAAGCCATACAGTATGGTGGACAATCTTCCCGGGACGTTCGCCACAGACCTGACACATACCTCCGTCGATCAGTATCCGAGAGCTAATAAATGCTTGACGAGCTCTCAGCCACGGCATTGATTTGTAAAATTCTTTCTGCGTCATTTGATGTAGTAGTTCTTTAGCTTGTAATAATTCTCCATAGCCTCACTCCACATATCCCAGAGCACAGCACGCTTATGCTTGAGATTATAATCATCTGTGAGTTCCGGGATAGCTTCGATCTGAGATTTAATGTGATCGGCTTGTGACTTATAATCCTCTGCAAGCTCGGCAAGTGTTTTCATACTCTCACTCTCAAAGAAGCCGCATCGAGCAGGTGCAATCCGGCTCAACACGGCTTTTGTTTATTTTCGTTATATTTATCTTAGCAGTTTTCTTGTTCCTCATCTCCACGAGTTAGACTTTTTTATCAAGAATGTAATAAAATTTGTGGCGATATTTCGTAAATTTATTCTTATCGCACGGAATAGAGAGCGCGATATACGGCACACCATAGCAGATGTTTTTTCGGAGCTCAGGGATAACGTTCATATCTCCACCGGCGGCATCGTGTAAGCAATGCTCCACAAGATCTACAAGCTCGGTGGATTTCATTGCTTTGTCCGCTTTTCGCTCAACAACGGATGTTGCGCCGAAACTGCCCTTAGGCATTCCATCAAAGCTGCCAGCCGACAACTCGTAACTATCGTTGCGATCCCGTATCCACTCTGGGTATTGATAACACTTGTGCTTCAGTTCAAGATAACGTTCTCTTGAAATAGCGTAATCGGCAAGTGCTTGCGAATATTCTCTCGGCATCATTGTTCACCTCTCAAATATCTCTCAATTTCTTTCGCTGCTTCTTCCCATCCCTGACACCAAACAGCACGGTTGCCGAGAAGATTAAGATTGTTGAGCCAATTTAGCTGTTGCAAGCTCGGCTTTTCGCCTTTTCGCTTCATTTCTATGTATAAAGCGTGATATTTCCCTGAGGGCACGGGCAAGCAGAGATCAGGCACACCCTTTTTCAAACCCTGACGGCGCATAGCGGCACCGTTATAAACACTGCGTTTGCCCTCGTTCGGGATATGATATAAGAACTTGATTTCGGGATATTTACTCACGGCGAATTCAGCCCATCGGAACAGCGCTTCCTGCTCCTGAGCTTCCGTCGGGACCGGTATTTGACCTTGAAAATTATTTCTCATTGACTCACTCCTTATGCGTATTCTCTGTTGCGTAAGATATATTTACTGTCTTTCTTGTAAAGCCGGATCGTTATGTACGGGAAATCTATCTTTTCCGCTTCGCCGTATTCGTTGATGTCGTACATATCGAGACGAGGATCAGCATCAACAAACACGTATCCCGGATATAATTTTTCAAAAAGCTCGGCATTGTATATGTCATTTCTTAGCTCTTGGAGCTTTCGACCGCTGATGCGTCCGTCACGCTGACTTTTAGGCGGCTGTTTCAGATTTTTCGAGCAAACATACGAGCGGTAGCAAAGCCTCGGATCTTTCGACAAGTAAAAAGCAGCTCCGGCAAGACCTGTTTTTGTGAAAATAAGATGCGACGTGTGAATATAGCTCACTTTTGGATCTTTAGTAAACCGCTTGTTCCATTTTTCTCTGAGAATCTTTGCGCCAAGCTCGCCCGAACAGACAAGGTGATAGTGCGGTCGGCCGTTTTTCTCTCCGAGCTCGGGTATATACATACTGCGAAAATCAATGTTTGCTTTTTTATAAGCGTTTTTGATGTTTCGGAGGAAGCACGAAAACTCTCTGCCGTCGAGAGCCTTATCATACGGAAAGTCCGACGGATATGAAAGCTCACAAAGATAATCCTTCGGCCCGAAGTTTTCCTGAAGCAGCCAAGTAAACTTCCGAGCCGCATTCCGTTCGTTGAGCTTTTGCTGAACAGCTCTTGTCGGCTTTGCTTTTGCCGAACGTCTGCCTGTCGGCTTCCGAACGGGAAAAATATCAACCTCCATATAATCACCTGATTTATGGATGCTCTCTCGGTTAAGTTTTCGCACGTGTTTTCCTCCTTTCGTTTTGTTGATAACTTAATACACCATACTTTCCCGTTACGGACTTTTCAGTCCGTCATCTTTAGTACCGAGGGGCTCGGCGGAACCGAACCCCGTGTATTAAGTTTTTTGAGTTAAAATGAAGTTTTATTTAATCTCGACGCTTGGAATAACGTTTGTATCGAAATATACTTTATAATGGTACGGGTCTGTATGTGTGCCTCCGATATCTTCGACTACATATAAGGTTATTTATATGTCCTTCTCCTCCATATAAGGCCTGTTCCAACATTTAATGCAATCCTTATCACAGCTATGATCTTCTTCATAGCCTATATTTGGCGGGCAAAACGGCGGAACATTATCTTCATCTAACTGTACTTTTGGGTGCTGCGTCTTTAAATGTTCAATCATTGTTTCTACCGGATGTTCATCGCTCCATTTCTGCACAATATGAATTGCGTCTTTAGAAAATTTCATCATTGTCTGGCTTTGTATATATTCTTCAAAGCTCAGGGCTTTCTTTCCTACGTATTTACAATATTGCATCTCGAGTAATGCTCCTGAGCTTTCTTTATAATCCGGAGCAAAAACGGCTATATCCGACGAGTCAATCATGGCAGAACAAATCCTTGCGTAACCAGCCGGTTCCAATCCTGTCGGAAGGGCTGCAGGGTTAATCACGGTTGTTCCCGGTATTTTCAGAAGCTCTGATTCCATTTTTGCAAATTTTTCTTTATAATTCGGATCACCGGTAATCTTTCCGGCAATATAAATCTTGGTTTTCATTTGTTACGCTCCCTCACCTATAAAATCAAATAAAGTCGGTGTGTCGTACTGTTCTTCGGCGCTTTTGAGATATCCGACTCCGTCACGGAAATAATCAGCGTTGAGCTCAATTCCGTATCCTCGGCGGTTCATCTTTACAGCCGTGTACGGGACCGTCATAAGTCCGCCGAACGGGTCAAGAACAAGGTCGCCCTCATTGGAATATCTGTTGATTATTCTTTCAACGATATCAAGCTGAAGCGGGCAAACATGCAAATTTTTACAACGTTGACTCTGAGTTGTATTGAGTGTGCGCATACGGTTGATATCATCCCATATCTGATCCGACCACGAAGCAGGCGGCATCATCATAAACGTTGCCGGGAGTTTGCCGTCCTCATCGAGAGCTTCGGTCATTGCTACGTGTTGATTAAAGTTATAGACATTGGATTCTGACTGCTTTTTATATGCTTTTTGGATATCCTTAACAGTCATCTTTTTGATTTCCTCTTTTGTCAGCAAGCGATCACCGCTTGAACGGTAAAAAGCGTGTGCGTCAAGCTGCCATTGTGCACGGGTATAATCAGATTTATCTTTGGTTACCGGTGCATCAGCGTATGCTTTTGTGGTGTCCGTCGGCAGCTTTCGGAATAACAAAACATATTCGGGACAGCCGATGCCCATCTTGGTGCCGTCTTTGCACTGTTCGGTCCAACCAAGTCGGTGAGTCTGATAGTTTTCTCTGACGACATCAGTCAGCACAACAATTCTTCCCATATAACGGAATCCGTGTTTTATGAAATGCATAACCGTCATGTCACTAAATGGATCAACCGTCGGCATTCCGTCGCCGGTTGCGTTGCCGAAAAGGATTCTGTCTTTAACGTGGATCGCCGCAATTCTTCCCGGCTTTAAAATCCTGAGAAGCTCCGGCGTAAGGAAATCCATCTGCTCAAAGAATTTATCATTATCGGAATTGTGTCCGAAATCGTTGTAACTCGGTGTGTATTCATAGTGGTTTGAAAATGGGATTGAGCTGAGGATCAAATCAACCGAGTTCTCCGGCATTGACTTCGTTTCTTCAACACAGTCGTTGTTGACTGCCGTAAATCTTTCGCCCTTGACTTCCACTCTTTTCACTCCTTTTGACCTTCTCATTTTCTCCATAATAACTTTATGGCTTATTCCGTTTTTACGGACAAGCTCAGACATCTGCCGAGATTGATAATTAAATCTGTCCCACTTCGCAAGCAGCTCGTCAAGTATGCTTTGCTCGTTTGCAGTGTAGATAATGTCGATAATGACCTTCTCAGTCTGCAAAAAGCGGTAAATTCTATGTATTGCCTGTATAAAGTCATTAAACTTATAATCTATGCCGACAAATATCGCCCTGTGGCAATGCTTTTGAAAATTACAGCCCGAACCGCTGATTATCTTTTTTGTTGCAAGAAGTCTGATTTTGCCCTCAGAAAAAGCAATTGTGTTTTTCTCTCTGATGTCGAGATCCTGCGAACCATAAACCTCAACAACTTCCGGCAGAGCTTTTTTAATCGCTTTTCGCTCACTTTCAAGGTCGTGCCATAAAATAAAATGGTCGTTTGGTGCGCTGTCAACAATTTCTTTCATGCAAGCTATACGAGCTTCAAGGCAGGCCTGTTTTTCGCTGGCGGTTTGTGTAAGCCCTTGCGCCGCATCAAGTTCAAATTCAACCTGACCGTTTCTGCGATCGGTCTGATATCTGATTTTCGACGTTAGCTTGTGATACCGTATATCCATCTGCGGCAAATCATATCCTGTTGAATCAAATCCGAGATCAGCCGGTGAATTAAGGAACAGCGCCCACGATGACACCCACAGCCAAAACTCCTGTTCCTTGTGTGGATAAAGCGTAAGGTTGTTTGCCTTAGTGCTGTCACGCTTGAAAAATCTTGTTAGAGCCTGTCCGGTGTCCATAACCTCAAGATATCCGGCATAATGGATTATTTCTTTGTATTTGTTTGGATCGGGCGTTGCCGTTGCGACAAGCTTATACTTAATACCCTTGAATTTCGGTAAAAACATCTGATATGTTTTAGAACCGAACGAGCGCAAAACCGACGCTTCGTCAAGGCATACGCATGAGAAGTATTTCGGATCAATGTCACCGTCACGGACACGTTCATAATTTGTCATGCATATTTCATCGGTACAGCTTTCAATCTCGTCCATTGTTCGGACATACTTCGGCGGATTAATACCGAGTAAATTCACGGCGTCATGTGTGAACTCCTGTCTAACGCCGAGTGGCAAAACAAGCAGCGCTCGGCCGCCCTCATGCTTTAACACCAATCGGCAAAACTCAAGCTCCTGTACCGTCTTTCCGAGACCGAAAGACTCGAACAATGCACGTCTGCCGCCCTTACAAGCCCACTTGACAGCTTCTCTCTGGTGCGGTTTTAAATTTGGATTTATTTCATCATCTGCAACGTCAAAGCCGCTGTCCTCCGCAATGCAGACTTTGTTATTTAAAAATTCATCGTATGTCATTTTGCTTGTCACCTGTTCTTCGTTGTGTCTTATATATAAATTGTACGGATCCTACATCGAAAGCACCTGTTAAATCACTGCCGTGGTGAACGATGTAGCATTCGAGTTCTTTGTTTAATTCAATTTGGTCACCCTCAATAGTGCAAGAGACGTCTTTTGTAGTTTGAACATAAACCATATTTTCACCTTCTAAAGATTTTGAATTTTGTTCGACCTGCTGCGGCTATATCTTTTGCAAGATCATTGATGAATGGTTCATTCTCCCGAAACCATCTGTGCAGATCCCGGCGGCAAAGTTCGTTAAATTTCCCCTTTTCTTTGTTTGTGAAAAGATCTTTGAGAATGCATTCAATTGATGGCACTTCAAAAGTGACGTCAGCGTCGATGGTATCAATGGAGTGAAGTTCATCAGCTCCATTACTCACAGTTTCCGGGAATAACGGAATACATTTAACCGGTGTCAAACTTGCAAAATATTTGCTTTCGGAGCAAAAATAGATTTTGCAATTATCTGTAATCATCTTCATCACTTCCTAAATACTCAATCATTTCAAACCGTACCGATGGCTTTTCTTTGAGATTGTACGGGATATAATCTTCGGTAAATATGTGCTTAACCCCCGGTTTGCGTTGTAAAGCCTCCAAACGTGAAAGTCTACCAGCTAACATTCCGAGTTTAAAATGATAGTACATTTGCATGCCGAGTCGTCGATGATACTCCGATGGAGATGCAGTTCTTCGCCTTTTTAACATATCCTCACCTAATCCTAAAAAACGTTGTAATTGTGTGAAATATATTATCAAGCGTTTGCTTGATTTTGGATATTGCCGGCGGTACGGTACCTGCTGTCGACCGTGCAAGCTCGGTGAAATAAGCTTTCAGCTCCGGGCGCTCACGGAGAATTTTGTTAACTGCCGTATCCTGCGCACCGAGATAAGCGTTCCAAGCCTCAAGCTCGGCAGTCGGTGAGCCGACCCAAACGAGCAGCTCACTTTCATACGTTTTTGTGCCTTTGTTGTAGTCGGACTGTATGACATATGATTGATTTCCGTGGTCGTCCTCACGCAACATCATTCGAGCGAGATGCGTCGTGTCGCACGGAAAGAGCTGTTTTTCTTTCATTCTGCCGTCTCCGTTCCATGTAGTAATTTAATAAAAATGATACTCGATTTTGTGCTTCGATAACTCGCAACGATGCTTCTAAGCCACCGGAATTGTTGAGGTACTCAATAAATTCTTTCCGATATTTCTTTGACATCTTGATTTCAAATTCAATATGCTGGATATCCGAAAGCGGAAAATGCGACGGTTCGCCAATTCTTTTACAGTATTCTTCCCGCTCAAGCTGCATCGTGTGATCGCACATATTGAGCGTCCGGCCGTAATCATCCGGAGGAAACTTAAAAAACGTTTGCATCGTCCTTCGTCCTTTCGTACAGCAAGCGAGCTTTGAGATCTTTGTTTTCCTCGGCGAGCTTTCGGCAATCCTCAAGCAGCTCATTATAGTCATCAGTAACCTTTTGATACTCTTTAATGACGGCAGTGTTAAGCTCTTCCGCTTTTTTGCAGCTGTCGTTAATAGCGAAGAGTGAGATCGTCAAAATGATTGAAATTACAACGAAAAAGAAATAAAGCGAGGTAAGCGTGTTCATGTTATTTCTCTCCTTTCGTCGGCACGGGCATTTTTGTTACAATCTCAGCGGATGTATTTTTCAATAAATAAAGTATTTGGGAATATACTTCGGCGGCTTCCGGATCAAAGTTATCTTTAAGAAAATCTACATATCTTGTCAACAGCGCCGCAACGAGCGGTTCGGTCATCGAATTTATAGGATTTATAGCACTTGCAATTGATAACGAGATTTTTTCAGCGGCTTCGATAAAATAATGTCGGTCGCCGGTGAGGGCGTATTTTTCAAGTAATTCGTTTGCTTTTGAAATTAGGTTGTTCATTGCTTATTCTCCTTTCACTGTTTCAAGCGCCTGTGCGAGAAACGTCTGCATTGCGGTTTTAAGTTTTGCGGCAGTTTCCGGATTCTCAATTCTGTCGATGATGTTAAGACATTTTCCGTTCCAGGTCTGCACCTGTTCAAAGGCGGTTTTAAACTCCGTGACTTCCGCACTTGACATGCTGAGCTTTTTTGCAAGCTCGGCGGCTTTGGCTTCCGCTGTTGCCTTTTCAGCTTCGGCAGTTCGGATTTTTGCTTCAACTTTCGCAATGCGTTCATCGAGCTCTCTGGATTGCTCCTCATATTCTGTCTTTGCTGCTTGCTCGGCGTCCGATTTGAGCTTTTCTTTGAGTTCATCCGGAATTTTGGGATTATCTTTTAGCTTTTTAGCGCGATCTTTTTCTTTTTTGAGCTTTTCTTCAAGCTGCGTTTTCTCTTGGAGTGCCTCAGTCAGCTTTTTACTTGCGATTGCCGCTTCAGATTCCTTTTTCTTCGCAGCGGCATTGGCAATTTCAAGCTGATTCTGTATATTTTCAACCTCCTCAGCTCTTTTCAAAGCCTCGTCGCGCTCACGGATGAGATCGTCAAGCTGGCGGGTACTGAGCTCGTCGACGTTGTTTTCTTCAACAAAATCCTCGCGCTCCGATGCCGGAATTGCCAAAAGCTGAAGTGCTTTCGTATAGCCCAAATTGGCAATTGCCTGCGAATTTCCGCCAAAGATTGACATCTGATCCGATCCGTATTCCTCATAAATTTTCATATAGTTTGTCGCGGTGCGCTGACTGAAATTGACTTCGTTTTCGAGCCATTCAGCCCACTCACCGTGCTGAAGTATAGCTTTCGCCTCAGTCAGCTTTTTACCGATTTTACAAACGTAATGAACAATGAGGCACTGTGCCTCGGTTTTAAGCTCTTGTATTTCTTCGGTGATACTATCAATATCTCTTTTTGCAAGTTCTTCACTCATGCAACTTTCTCCTTTCTTTGTTTAACAGACTTTGACTGTTCTTTCCTCATTTTTGCAATTGTAGGGATAAGGATCTCGCTTTCCCACCGGTCGCAGAAATCACGTACTCTTTGCGGAATCCTGCTCTGTTGGAAATGCTTTGACGGATAAAGCTCGTTCCTGTAACCGTGCAGCTGCACTTCGCAAGGAACGGAACCTGTCATATTGATATCAAGCGTATAATAGCTTCGTTCCGGGCGGCGGTAATGACGTACAAAGAAAATGACGTCGCTTTCCGATGCGTGTTTGTGACCATAGCCTCCGACGCAATGATGCAGCACTTTGCCTTCATCAATAAGCTCCTGCTCATTCCGCGCTATTCTGATGCAAAGATCACCGTCAGTCCATTCAAGGGCGGAATATTTCTCTGCAAGCTCGGTGAATTTAGCTTCATATTTGCTTTGCTTTTCAGCTTCCGTACGTTCAACGAGTTCATCGTGGGCTTGCCGAAGATTTTTCGGAAATATTTCACGGTATGTATGTTCACCGCCGTCGAGCATCTCACGGTAATCGACCCACGTTTGAGCTGCGACATTTGCGTTGGTAAGGAGCGATTGATCTATAAGGTAATTAATTATTTTTTTATAGTTATATCCGTCGTCATAATCTGAAAGTGTAATTGCCAAGCTATGGAGAGTTGAACCCTCGAAAAAGCCTAACCAATCGTTAAAATCTTCTTCGGTAACGTTCTCAAAATTAAACTTCAAAAAGCTATATTCCCTGAGATCCTCACAAGTCCAGCCGAAGTAGTGTCTTAAGCTCTGCTTACTTACGCCAAGCATCTTATGCGGAGCTCTCTCGCCGAAATTAAACAGATCCGTGGCAACGCTATATTTTGCAGAATATGCATAATTTTCGTTTCTCGCAAGCCGGCGGAGCTCGCTGTCAAGAACTGTTCGCCACTTGCTTTTTACAACATTTTCTATGTTTGGATGTTTTCGCCACATTTTGAAGTAAGTAAATATAAGCGGCTCGAGTCTCTCTATGTGTCCGTTGACATATTCGGCGAGCCCTGTTTTTTCGCCTGTTGTTCCTGTTAAATCTGGAACGTTTCGATACACCGCCGTATCTATCTTGTGATTTCCTCCAGCGTTGTAGTCGTAATAGCGATGACAAGCAAGATCGTCGTTGTAATAGTTAGTCGGCTTCCATTCACAAAGTTGAACTTCAGCGCTAAAATTGCCCGGAAGCGTTGAGTGCTTAAATCTATACGCCTTGCGACCGTCAATTACAAGCGCCTCGCGAGGGAGTATTTTGAAAAAATCATCTAAGGCATATGGACCACATTGACCTATGTAACGTCTGGCTCGCCAGGTCATAAGGACCGTGTAATTGTCGACAGTCTCGATGCTTGTTGCGAGCATTTGATACGTCCTGCCGTTCTTTAACCGGCTTCGGTGTATAAGGGAGATTCTCTCTCCGCACCTCGGACAAGTGATTTCGTAGTCCTCGTTGTAGGTCATAAAATCAGCGCCCGGAAGCGCATTTTCGGGAATGTATCCATCGTAATTTTCTCCATCGTCGCCGGCATACATTCTTATGCCATATCTCTTGTTCGGGTGGTTTTTGTTCCAACCGGTGATAAATCTCATCCCGCAGGCGGTACAGTGACACTCTGCTGCCCAGTGGTAGTGAATATTTGATTCATAGCGCTCCCAGTCATCAACTGACATCGTTCTGCCGATTTGCTCATCCTCAACACAGATTGATTTTCGTGTGAACACGCAGAAGTCACCGCCAAGATCGGAGTCGTAGAATTCTTTTCTGATCCAATCCTTCATACCCGGACGCGGCACTTCGGGGAGAAACGCCGCAAATTTTTGTCGGTTCTTCAATGTCGAAAGAGATTCGACACAGTTATGTATAATTTCCATATGCGTCGCACCTCACATGAAATCCGACAGATCGAGAATTCCGGCAGGCGCCTGCGATTTTGGCTTTTCTGCAAGCTCGGCTAAGCCGAAGAAATCACGGATAATCTTGTCAGCAGCTTTCGGCGGTGTGCATCCGCCGTGAGCTTTAGCGTACTTGGCTATTTTCTTTTCAATCTCCTTGAGCGACATCTTGTCATCGTCAAGATCATTAAAAATGTGTTGTGCGTTGTCGTCGCTCTCGGCGGCGATATCCTTAACCTGTTCGGCAATCCAGTAGTGCTTGTCATTTTCGGTGTATTGGGATTGCTTTTCTGTGATTTTTGTGAGGGCTTTTTCTGTTGTTTCAGACATGTGATCGCTCCTCTCTGACTGTTTTCCGCATCGTGTATTTAATGAGTGCAAGGCGGTTGACTTGTAGCTTTTTGCCGATTTTAATTAAAGGAAAATCAGGACGGCTCATGAACTCCTGCGCCGTCTGCTTGCTCCAGCCGAACATCTCGGCAACATCGTCAGAATCCATAATCAGATTTTCGCCGCAGTCCTCAAGAGCTTTGATTGATGAGATTATTTCAATTAAATCCCGGTTAAGCTCCTGTATGTTTTCTGTTGTTAATTCCATTTTTTCACCTCATTTTGGTAGTGCGTTGAATTGTTTACCTTTCTTCAGTAGTGCGTTGAATGTGTTTGCTCTCCGCCACCGTAGCGGATGCAGGGAACAGGTTGGGAAAAAACAATGATATTGGGTGAAGATTATTAAATTGTAGTGTGTTACCTGCACCCGGTACGATGGCGGAATGTTGCGTTTTGCAACTTACTGTATAAAAAAATAAGAGCCAAAGTGTTCCGGAGAAATGTCAAGTATTTCGCAAATTCCGTTTGCTTCATCAAGTGTCAGCTGCCTTGTGTTATTGAGCTTCTGGCAACACGTGGGCTGAGAAATATTCAAGTGCTTTGCAAGAGCTGCTTGAGTAATGCCCTTTTCTTTCATACGTCCTTTTAACTTATTAGAATTTATCATTTTGTCGCCTCCTTGTTGCGTTTTGCAACTACATAATAACACACTTTTAAAGTTTGTCAATAGCAAAATGCAACTTTTTTTAATCTTTTTTTAAAAAACTATTGCATTTTGCAATTATTTGTGCTATATTCTTATCGTAATAGCGAGGTTGGTGAATTTAATGAACGATATTACAATTAAAATAGGCGAACGTATTCAAGCAAGACGAAAAGAGCTTGATTTAACACAAGAAGCGATTGCAAATAAGCTCTCACTTAATAAGTCAACAATTGCAAGGTATGAAAGCGGAGCTGTTGAGAAGATTAAACTCCCTATTATACAGGCTATGGCACAAATTTTAGATGTTAACCCAGATTGGTTAGCTTTGAAAACTGACAAGAAAGGCTGCTATGCAGATTGCGCTGATATCACAAAGAATATTCAACTTTCAAAGCACGAGGCATATTTAATACTTGCATACAGAGAACATCCGGATATGCAAAAGTCGGTTGATAGGCTTCTCGGCATTGAGCCGGAAGAAAGGCTTTATATAATAGAAAAAGCTGCCCGTAACGGAGACAACTCTCCACTTGTAGTTACGGACAGCAAGCTCAAGGAACTTGAGAACTTACCTGAAGTTCCGCTTGAGGACGGCTAAAATTTGTTTTGTTTTATAAAGGTTTCAAATTGTGAGTAGACTTTCTGCTCAAGCGGAGATATCAAAAAACGATTGCGCTTGTAAAGCTCGTTCATTCTTTCTGCTCTGTACTCTGCGGCGGTTCGGCTGATCTTGCAGAGCTCTTGTATTTGCTCAGCCGTCCGAACATTGCACCCCCACAGCACGCAGGCGGGAGCTAACAAACGACTTGCGAAAACGTTCGCTGCCTGCTCAACCGGATTATCTGTCGGTGACGGTTCACGGTTTACAAGCTCGTACTTTCCAACGTGACCGAGAACGATATGTCCGATTTCGTGAGCAACAGTAAATCTTCGACGCTCGGGCGAAACGGCGGAGCTTACAAAAATGTGTGGTACACCGTTAATGTAACAGCTCATGCCGTCGCTTTCATCGGTTGGCTCGTAGTAATGCAGCTTGATTTCAAGCTCGGCGCAGACCTTGACGGTGTTGATTGGCAATTCCGAAATGCCTAAATCAATCAGTAACCGCCATACCGAGTCTCTTGCATTTTGATAGTCTTTATAATTCATATAAAATCACCTCACTTAAAATTTTAAGTGAGGCAAAGTGTAAAATCCACAGGTAAATGTTGGAAAGAAAGAGGCTATATTATGAAGAAAATTATCATCGCAGCGTTATCAATTCTGGTTGGAGCTTGCGGCTATACGATCGTTGACAAGAAAATAGACGATAGGGTTGCCGATCTCGAAGCGACAGCATCGGCATATTCGGAGGAATTGTCCGTCGTAAACTCCAAACTATACAGTTTGGAAAATCGAACATACGGAGGAGCCCCATCCTGCCTTGATCCCGAAACATATACTTACACCGTTTCGGTTTCCGAGGTAAGCAGGACATCGGCAAATATCAAAACTACAACAAAGAATAGACGTACGACTACAACCGAGACAACCGAGGAACCAACTACCGTACCGGAAACAGTATAAAGTTCATAACCGCTTTTGCGGTGTGATAAATAAAAATAAGGAGAAATTAAAATGTTAAAGAAAATCACAGCCATACTCATGACAATCATTATGATAGGCACGCTTGCCGCCTGTGGCAATTCGCAGTCTGGCGGTTCGGCTGACCCGAAAACCACAAAGGCCCCTGCTGACCTTTCAGGCGAATGGAAGCAGAAGAACGGCGATAAAGACAGCTATCAGATTGCTAAAATAGCAAATGGCACAATTGAAATTTATTGGCATTCCGAAGAAGATGAAAGTGACTCGCTTTATTGGGCAGGAACTTACGATGCACCGACTACAGCCGACGAGCC